AATCGACACTTGCAGCCGGGATAATGCTNACCGCCCTGATTCTGAANTGGCGNCAGTCNGCGGAAATGATNATCTTGGCGCCCACGGTCGAGATCGCGAACAACGCCTATGCGCCGGCGCGCGACATGATCAAGGTAGACGAAGAGCTGTCGGAACTGTTTCACGTCCAAGATCACGTTCGTACCATCACGCACCGGACTATGGGCGCGACGCTGAAGGTGGTAGCTGCAGACAGCGACACGGTCGGCGGCAAGAAAGCAAGTTGGATACTCATCGATGAGGAATGGCTTTTTGGGAAGAAGCTGAACGCGGAAGCGATGTTTCGAGAAGCGACCGGTGGTCTTGCGTCGCGCCCCGAGGGTATGCTGATCAAGCTCAGCACGCAGTCTGATGAGCCGCCAGCAGGCATCTTTCGGCAAGACTTGCAATACGCGCGCGATGTGCGCGACGGAAAGATAGAAGATAAGAATTTCTTACCCGTGCTGTATGAGCATCCACCTGAAATGGTNGCGTCTGGCGAGCACCTGAAGCTCGAAAACCTGCCGATGGTGAATCCAAACTTCGGCGTCTCCGTCGATTCGGAGTATCTGGAGCGCGAGTTCACCAAGGCAGAATTGGCCGGTGAGCAGTCGCTGCGCGGCTTTCTTGCCAAGCATGGCAACGTTGAAATTGGGCTCAATCTGCGCTCCGACAGATGGGCTGGGGCCGATTTTTGGGAGCAGCAAGGCCGCCCAGGTCTTGCGCTTGACGATGTGCTTGACCGCTCCGAAGTGATAGATGTCGGCATAGACGGTGGCGGCCTAGACGATTTGCTTGGCATGGCGGTGATAGGCCGGGACCGCAAGACCCGAGAATGGCTGCTATGGACCCATGCATGGGCGCATCCATCCGTGCTAGAGCGCAGGAAGGAGATTGCGCCGCGGCTNCATGANTTNGCGAAGCAGGGCGANCTGACGCTGGTCAAGGATATTGGCGACGACGTGTATGAGGTTGCTGAGATTGTCGCTCGCTGTGAAGCATCCGGATTGCTGGACAAGGTTGGTTGCGACCCGGCCGGACTGGGCGGAATTTTGGATGCGCTAGTGGAGGCTGAAGTTCCGCAAGAGAAAGTCGTCGGCATCAGCCAAGGTTGGAAGATGACTGGCGCCATCAAGACAGCCGAACGCAAGCTAGCCGAAGGCGGCATGGTGCATGCAGGGCAGCCGTTAATGAATTGGTGTGTCGGAAATGCGAAAGTTGAACCACGTGGAAACGCAATCGTGATCACAAAACAGGCTTCTGGCACCGCAAAGATCGATCCCTTGATGGCGACATTCAACGCTGTCACATTGATGTCGCTTAACCCTGTGACATCATTCATTACGCAAGGTTTCGTAGATCTGTGACCCTATTCCAAGCCATTTCCACTGCTGTACGAGAGTGGAGGGGGTCGTCACGTCCGCAAAAAGTGGAGAACGTTAGCTATAACGACGCGGTGATGGAGGCGTTCGGCGTAACGCCATCCTCTGCTGGCATGCCGGTGAATGCCACCTCGGCTATGCGCGTGTCTGCGGTGTCTGCGTGCGTGCAAAAGATAGCCGGGACCATCTCTACGCTCCGTCTCGACATACTGCGACAGGATGGAGAAAACGAGGTAAGGCTGCCCCGTGACGATCTTTGGTACAAGTTGAACGAACAGCCCTCCATTCAATTTACCGCTACCAGCCATTGGGAGAACGTAGTCAGCGCGCAATTGCTGCGTGGTGACGGGTACACCTGGATTCGTCGGGCGCTGAATAACAGTATCCGCGAACTTCTGCCTTTGCCGTGGGGCTGCGTGTCGCCAATACGCCAGAGTGACGGAAGCGTGCGCTATTACGTGTCGCTGCCGGAATACGGCATCCAGACATGGTTGCACTCGTCTGACATTCTCCATTTCCCAGGCCACGGTTTCGATGGCCTGAAATCCAAGAGCGTAATCGCGCATGGCGCGAAGGCGGCCGTCGGCAACGCCCTTGCTATGGACGAATACAGCGGCAAATTCTTTGCCAATGGCGCCCATCCATCGATTGTAATTAAAGCGCCAAACAAGATGAGCGACGATCAGAAAGCGCAACTTCAAAGCGCTTTCGTCAGCAAATATTCTGGCGTAGATAATTTTCACAAGATCCCATTAGTACTTACAGAGGGATTGGACGCTAAAGAAATTAGTTTATCGGCTGAAGATGCGCAATTGCTCGAAGCGCGTCAGTTCCAGGTAGCGGACATTGCTCGCGCATTTGGCGTCCCGCCGCACATGATTGGACAGACTACCGGTAGTTCTGCTGTGGGCGCTGGTTATGAGCAGCAGGCGCGCGACTTTGTGATGCACACATTGCGTTTGCACCTCAAGCGGCTAGAGCAGGAGCTAAACAGAAAACTTTTCCCGCGCGATACCGGGCGTTTCGTTCGCTTCGACCTTGGTGATTTGATTGAGGGCGACAGCAAGGCGCAGGCTGAATATAACCGGGCAGCCCTTGGTGGACCGGGTACCGGTATGGGATGGATGATGGTCGATGAAATCCGCAAAACGAAAGGCTTGAAGCCGCTTGGCGGAAGTTGCGCAGAAATCTTTGATCCGCGCACAACGAACGGAGTACAAAATGAAAATCCTGCAACTCCTGCGTGATAACGTCGGTCGTGAGCGGCTGCCTGCCAATCTTGTGCGCAATGGCAACGACGCAACGATCTATATCTATGACGTGATCGATGCGTATTGGGGCGTCGGCGCTAAGGATGTGATTGATCAAATCTCTGCCGCGAGTGACGCGCAAGTCCTGCATGTTTGCATCAACAGCCCTGGCGGAGACGTGTTTGAAGGCCGCGCCATCATGGCCGCGATCAACCGATTCGAGGGTAAGACCATAGCCCACATCGACAGCCTGTGCGCGAGCGCCGCGACCAGCATTGCCCTAGCCTGCAATGAAGTCGAGATGTCAGACGGCGCGTTCTTCATGATACACAACGCTTCCGGCATGGTCTGGGGCGACAAGACAGCGATGCGCGAAACTGCTGATCTGCTTGAGAAGGTAGAGGGCGCAATCATCAATGACTACACAACCAAGACAGGCAAAGATGCCGAACAGGTGATTGCATGGATGGACGCTGAAACGTGGTTCACGGCAGCCGAGGCTATTGAAAATGGTTTTGTTGACCGCCTTGCTCCCACAGCTAAAGCCAAAAATACATGGAACCTTGCCGCGTTTGCCAATGTTCCTGAATCTCTGCTCAAGCCCGAAGAGCCCGAAGGAAAACCAGTCGACACTAATCCTGCCATGACCATCGCGAACGCGAACCGGTTGCGGCTGCTGCAGATTGTTTAGCGCTTCTCGCGCGTGACACCGAAGAGGGCCGGTCGCCCTTGCAAATAAGCCGCCTTCGGGTGGCTTTTTTTATGAAGGAAAGAAATGACGAATATTCAAGCATTGCGCGAGAAGATTTCAAACCTCGCTACCCAGGCCAAACACATTCTTGCCGAAAAGGGCGATCAGACTTGGACCTCTGAAGAGCAGGTCAAGTTTGACAATCTTGCCAATGAGATCGAGCTTGCCAAAAACCAGATCAAGGCAGAGGAGCGCATGCGCGAACTGGAGGCCGACAAGTTCTTCGAGAACGTCGGCAAGGACGCCGGCAAGCGCGGTGACGGGGAGATTGACGCGCTCACAGCAGTTGCGCTGTATATGCGCCACGGTAACAATGTGACCGCTGAGCAGGCCGTAGCAATCCGTAACGCGATGTCTACCACTACTACCACGGAAGGCGGCTATACCGTCCCGTCCGAAGTGGCCGCCATGGTGATCGACAAGCTGAAGGCATTCGGAGGTATGCGCGAGGTTGCGACCATCCTGACGACATCGACAGGCGTCGATATGAACTGGCCGACCTCGGACGGCACAGCGGATGTCGGCGCAATCGTTGGGCAGAACACGGCAGTCAACGCCGCCGACATCACGTTTGGCACCATCGGACTTAAACCGTTTTATTACACGTCGAACAAGATTGCCCTTCCCTTGGAGCTTATCCAGGACAGCGCAATTGACGTGGTCGCCTATGTCATTGAGCGTCTGGCAACCCGCATCGCCCGTATCCAGAACACGCACTTTACGACTGGCGCGGGCACGACCCTGCCTGATGGCGTTATCCCGAAATCGAGTACCGGCAAGACCGGCACAACCGGGCAGACTTTGACCGTTATCTATGACGATCTGGTTGACCTGAAGCATTCCGTGAACCGCGCCTACCGCAAGAACGCGCGCTTCATGATGAACGACCTGTCCGTGGCTGTCGTGTCGAAGCTGAAGGACACCACGGGCCGCCCGATCTGGCAGCCGGCCATCACGGCCGGCGCCCCGGACACCCTGCTTGGCTTTCCGGTGGTGACCAACGACGACATGGCGGTGATGGCTGCCAATGCGAAATCCATCGCGTTCGGTGACTTCTCGAAGTACACCATCCGCGACGTCGCCGGCACCACGGTGCTGCGCCGCTTCGACGACAGCGCGTTCGCCCTGTCCAACCAGGTCGGCTTCTGCGGCTGGACCCGCTCGGGCGGCAACCTGCTGGACACGGCGGCTGTCAAGGTCTACGCGAACAGCGCGACCTGATCGCTACGGCGGCGGGCTCCGGCTCGCCGCCACTCAAGGAGACCACATGGCGAAAAAAGACGAAAAGCAGCCCGAGGCCGTCGAAGCCGCGCTCCTGCGCGACTGCGTGTTCGGCAAGTGCGGCGAGGTGGTCACCCTGTCCGCTGCGGATGCCGAGCAGGCCGTGGCGCAGGGGATGGCGGACCTTCACCCCGACGCCATCAAGGCGGCCAAGGCGAGCGCCTAGGCCACTGCGCGAAAGGCCCTTCAACGAGGGTCTTTCCCACAGGACGCACACCATGAAATTCAAGGTCATCACCGCCGTTACGACAGAGCCCGTGAGCCTGGAAGAGGCGCGCCTGCAATGCAAGGTCGACTCCGACGACACCAGCCACGACGCGACCCTGACGGCGCTGATTACCGCTGCGCGCGAGTTCGCCGAGCACTACACCGGCCGGGCGCTGGCTCCGGTGACGCTGGAGGCCGCGCTGGACGAGTTCCCGTGCNATGACTGGATCGACTTGCCGATGCCGCCTGTGGTGAGCGTGGCCAGCATCAAGTACACGGACACGGCCGGCGCGGAGCAGACGCTGGCGACCGAAGGCTACGCGCTGAGCACCTACGGCGACAGNCGGCGCATGGTATTTCCGGCCTACGGGGCGACCTGGCCGGCTACACAGGACGTGCAGGATGCCGTGCGGGTGCAGTTCGAGGCTGGTTATGCGATTGCGCCCAAAGCCGTCAAAGCAGCAATCCTGCTGATCGTCGGCCACCTGTACGAAAACAGGCAAGAGGTGGTTGTCAGCCCCGGCAGCACCATGGGCCTGCAGATTCCGATGGGCGCAATGAGCCTGCTGGACACGATCAAGGTGTACGGGTTCTAGCCATGCAAATCGGCAAGCTCAATCGCAAGGTCACGATCCAGCACCTTGTCGAAGGCCAGGACGAGATCGGCCAGCCGGTGACGACCTGGGAACCTCTGGCGACTGTATGGGCCAGCGTGCGCTATCTGTCCGGT